AACATCCCGCTGCCCGCTAACGCGGCTGAAGCCTTGCCTGAATTGTCTGCCGAGGCAGAGATCCAGATGCGGGCCCGCACCATAAAGTTGATCTCAGATTTAACAGGTATACCCCTTGTCCCAACTGAGCAGGACAAGGACGAAGCCGAGAAGTTGGCTCGTCAGATGATCGAAGATCCTAAGAAGCGCATTGAGTTTAGTAAGTATCCGAACGAAACAATGGCATGGCTAGCCGGTATGGTGCAGCAAAGCAACTGTTCGCTCGTAGATGACCTTTCTGAATACAAAAATTACGTGATTAATAGGCTTGTTTCTGAGATTGAAACGACAGCCGATGCCAAAATTCGTGTGCAAGCCCTCACAAAGCTTGGCGAAGTAGACGGTGTGGACGCATTTAAGAAGCGTACAGAGACCACACACATTATTAAGCCCATCGAAGAGGTCGAAAAAGAGCTTTTGTCGGTACTAGAAGGCATTGAATACAAGGTTTTGGAAGATAAAACCGAAATACCCGTGCAGAATCAATGCAATTAACTGCTGAAAATCTGCAAAAGCTGAAGCTGGCGCTGCCAAATATGCCGGATAAGGACAAACGGCGTGTGGCGGAGCTACTAAAACAGTATCAGAACCAGATAACGCAGAAATTAGGTAAGGATTCGTTCTTAGATTTCATTAATCACGTCTATCCGGGGTACAAAGTAGGTCCCCACCACCGCAAATTAGCTCGGATTTTCGAGGAGATTGCGGCAGGTAAGAAGAAACGTGTGATCGTGAACATCGCTCCCCGTCACGGTAAGAGCGAGATGATCAGCTACCTAGCGCCAGCGTGGTTTTTGGGGAAATACCCGCATAAAAAGGTCATTATGGCGTCTCACACCGCCGACCTCGCCGTTAATTTCGGCAGACGTGTGCGTAACTTAGTGGGGGCGGAGAATTACCGTGACATCTTTCCTAATGTCGAACTTCAAGCAGACTCTAAAAGTGCTAGCCGTTGGGGTACTAACTTTAATGGCGAGTATTTTGCTATCGGTGTTGGCGGTGCTCTGGCTGGTCGTGGTGCTGATCTCTTTATTATTGACGATCCTCATTCCGAGCAAGAGGCTAAGCAAGGCCGCGCAGACGTATTTGAACCGGCGTGGGAGTGGTTCCAGTCGGGCCCTGTACAACGACTGATGCCGGGTGGCGCGATCATCGTGGTGATGACGCGATGGAGTAAGCAGGATCTGACCGGGAAGATTGTTGACCACATGACCCGCGAAGAAGAGGCGGATCAGTGGGAAGTGGTGGAATTTCCCGCCATTTTGAATGATAACCCCCTCTGGCCTGAGTTCTGGGGTATTGATGAGTTGCTGGCTAAAAAGGCCAGTATGGATGTGCGGTATTGGCAAGCCCAGTACATGCAACAGCCCACGTCCGAAGAAGGTGCGCTTATCAAGCGCGAGTGGTGGCAGACATGGTCGGCTGAAAGTCCTCCGCCATGTGAACACATCATTATGTCGCTCGACACCGCGCAAGAGAAATCCAATCGGTCGGACTACAACGCCCTCCTCACATGGGGTGTCTTCTTTAATGAAGAGGTCAAGAACTACAACATTATTCTGCTCAACAGTATCCGCGAGCGACTTGAGTTTCCGGAGCTAAAAGAGCTTGTTCTTGAGCAGTACAAAGAGTGGAACCCAGACACATTTATTGTTGAGAAGAAGTCCAACGGCGCGGCTCTTTATCAGGAGATGCGGCGTATGGGCGTGCCCATATCCGAGTTCACGCCGGGTAAAGGGCAGGACAAGATATCGCGTGTAAATGCAGTATCCGATCTGTTCTCTTCCGGTATAGTCTGGGTGCCTGATCGACGTTGGGCTTGGGAAGTCGTGGAGGAATGCAATGATTTCCCATCCGGCACCCACGATGACTTGGTGGACGCCACCACCCTAGCCCTCCTCCGATTCAGGCAAGGCGGGTTCATTAGGCTCCCATCCGACGAGCCGGAACCAACTAAGTGGTTTAAGAGCCACAAGCGCGAAGGCTATTACTAGGAGAATTTAGATGGCCGTCGATAAAAGTTTGATGCAGGCCCCTCTGGGATTGGAAGCTCTCGCGGCTGAAGAGCCTGCGATTGAGATCATGGTTGAAGACCCGGAGAGCATGTCTATCGGTATTGATGGCATGGTCATTGAGATGGTCAAAGACGAGCCTCGTGCAGAGGATCATGACGCCAACCTCGCGGAATATATGGGCGAGAACGAGTTGCAGAGCTTGGCTTCTGAACTCATCGGAGACTATGAGCAGGATCTTGCTTCACGCAAGGACTGGTTGGATACCTACGTCAAAGGTTTGAAAATCCTTGGTATCCGATACGAAGAGCGTACTGAACCGTGGCCGGGTGCGTGTGGTGTGTTCCATCCGCTGCTGATGGAGAGCGCAGTCAAGTTCCAGTCCGAGACAATTATTGAGACGTTCCCGGCGATGGGGCCGGTCAAGACCAAGATCATTGGTAAAGAGACACCGGAGAAAAAAGACTCCGCAACTCGTGTCGCTGATGACATGAATTATCAACTGACTGAGAAGATGAAGGAGTACCGCCCGGAGCATGAGCGCCTGCTACTTTCGCTCGCCTTGGCAGGTAACGCCTTTAAGAAGGTGTATTTCGACCCGTCACTCGGTCGTCAGACTGCGGTTTACATTCCAGCCGAAGACATCATCGTGCCCTATGGCGCGGCAAATTTGGACACGGCTGACCGTGTTACGCACCGTATGCGTAAGACCAAGAACGAGGTTAAGAAACTTCAATACGCAGGGTTCTATCGGGATGTAGATCTTGGTGAGCCGATGCGTGTGATGGACGAGGTGGAGAAGCAGAAGGCTGAAGATCAAGGCTTCAGTGCGTCAATGGACGACCGTTTCCAACTCCTCGAAATGCACGCCAATATAGAGCTTCCGGGGTATCCAGATGTCGACAAAGATAACAACGAAACGGGAATTGCTTTACCGTACGTCGTCACGATTGAGAAAGGAACAGGGACAATCCTTGCCATACGCAGGAATTGGCGCGAAGACGATAAGCTTAAAGAAAAGCGACAGCACTTCGTCCACTACGGATACATACCCGGATTTGGATTTTACTACTTCGGCCTTATTCACCTTATCGGGGGACATAGTAAGGCTGCAACGTCCCTCCTTCGTCAACTCATTGATGCAGGAACTCTCTCAAACCTCCCCGGAGGACTTAAGTCTAGAGGATTGCGAATTAAGGGAGACGATACTCCGATTGCGCCGGGAGAGTTCCGAGACGTAGATATTCCGTCAGGCGCGATCCGCGACAACATTCTCCCCCTTCCCTATAAAGAGCCAAGTCAAACTCTGGCTACCCTAATGGATCGGGTGGTCGAAGAAGGCCGCAGATTTGCTGCGGTGTCGGATCTCAAAGTTTCCGATATGTCTTCGCAGGCTCCGGTCGGTACGACACTTGCCGTGCTTGAGCGTGTGCTAAAGGTGATGACGGCGGTGCAGGCTCGCGTGTACTACGCGATGAAGCAGGAGTTCAAACTCCTTGCCACCATTATTCGTGATAACACCCCGGATGAATATTCGTACGAGCCGGAAGTTGGTGATCGCAAAGCGAAGAAGGCTGACTACGACGATGTTGATGTCATCCCGGTCAGCGATCCAAATGCGTCGACGATGTCGCAGAAGGTGGTGCAGTACCAAGCCGTATTGCAGTTAAGTCAGACCGCGCCGCAACTCTACGATCTTCCGTATCTTCATCGTCAGATGATTGAAGTGCTCGGCATTAAGAACGCAGATAAGTTGGTGCCGTTGGCCGCTGACGCCAAGCCGCGTGATCCCATCACTGAGAACATGGACGTGATGACGGGCAAGCCCGTGAAGGCGTTTATGTATCAAGATCACGAGGCGCACATCGCTGTGCACATGGCGCTTGGTCAAGATCCGAAGATTGCCCAGCAGATTGGTCAGAACCCGATGGCACAGCAGATCACGGCTTCGCTTCAGGCACACATCATGGAGCACGTGGCGTTCCAGTACCGCCGCGAGATTGAGAAACAGCTTGGCGCGGCGCTCCCGCCCTTGCCGCAAGATGATCGTGAAGAGTACGACCTGCCGCCTGAATTTGAGGCGCAGTTGTCGCAGTTGGCAGCAGCCGCTGCCGCACGTGTCCTTCAGAAGGATCAGGCCGAAGCGCAGATGCAACAGGCCGCACAACAGGCACAAGACCCGCTTGTTCAGATGCAGATGATGGACTTGCAGATCAAACAACTTCAGGCGCAAACCAAGGCGCAGCAGTTGCAGATGGAGGCCCAGATTCAACAGGCCGAGGTTGCACGCAAACAGCAGAAAGACGTTATGGATGCTGTTACCAAGGCCGACGAGTTGGAGCTTCGCAAAGCAGAGATTTCTGGTCGTCAGCAGCTTGAGGCAGCGCGTCTCGGCGTGGACATTCAGAAAGACAAAGCCGCTATTTCTGCCAAACAGCAGATTGAAGGCGTACGTCTTGGCCTAGAAATAGGCAAGGCGCGTGATGAATCAGAAATGAGAAAACAGGTTACACCACCTGCACCAAAGGAGTAATGAATGAGTTATTCAAACGCTCTGGAATACCTTGAATCAAAACTCAAGGACGAGCGCACATTAATTGTAGAAAACCTCATCCAAGGCAAATTGGACGAAGGTGAATACAAACGCCTATGCGGGGCGTTACAGGGTCTCGACCTCGCAATGGGATACATCAAAGACCTTGCAAAGCGTATAGAGGAAACATGAGTAATATCGATGTTGAAAGAACGCAAGACGAAGTTAAGAAAGCTAGCCTACTGCCCGCACCCCGAGGATATCGAATCCTTTGTGCTGTACCGCACGTGGAAGAAGAGTTTGAGGGAGGCATTATTAAGTCCGACGACACCAAGCGTGTTGAAGAGCAGACAACTGTAGTTCTGTTCGTCGTCAAGCTAGGCGATCTTTGCTACAAGGACGAGGCACGGTTTCCTACCGGCCCGTGGTGCAAAGAAGGTGATTTTGTTCTTACCCGTCCGTACACGGGCACTCGCGTGGTCATCCACGGCCGAGAGTTCCGCATCATCAACGACGACAACGTGGAAGCGGTGGTCGATGACCCCCGTGGAATCCGTCGCGCATAAGGAGTGATTTATGGCTAATGAAGAGTATAAATTTCCGGACGAAGTAGAGGCAAAAACCGAAGCCGCTCCGGAACCAGAATTCAATATTCAGATTGAAGACGATACCCCGGCTGAAGATCGGGGCCGGACTCCGCTGCCTAAAGAGGTAGTTGACGAGCTAGACAAGGACGACCTTGAGGAATATTCCGACAAGGTTAAGAAGCGTCTCTCTCAGATGAAGAAAGTCTGGCACGACGAGCGTCGTGAAAAGGAGCGTGCTTTCCGTGAACGGGAAGAAGCCCTACGGTTTGCTCAGATTCGTGAACAAGAGATTAAACAGCTTAAGAGCCGTCTTGGTAATGGTGAGAAGGCTTACATCCACGAAGTTACTAAGTCAGCTAATAACGAGTTAGTATCAGCTAAAGATAAACTTAAGCAGGCATATGAATCCGGAGACCCCGGTCTTATTGCTGATGCTCAAGAGATGCTGACTGACGCTAAGCTTAAGGTTAAGCAATACGAAAATTTCCGGCCCTCTTTACAAGAAGAGGAATCAGTAGTACAACCAAATCTACAGTACCAAGTACCTCAAGCATCTCAACCCGTCGCGGACCCAAAAGCCGAGGCGTGGAAAGAAAAAAATGCTTGGTTCGGTACAGACGAGGAGATGACCGCCCTCGCTTTGGGACTGCACGAAAAATTGGTCCGGTCTGGAGTCGATCCGCGTAGCGACGATTACTACGACCGAGTTAACGCGACGATGAGAAAGCGATTCCCCGATTATTTCGAGGATGAGCCAACTCAAACGAGGGAGGCCGAAAAGCCTACTCGCACAAAACCAGCCAACGTAGTGGCTCCGGTCACGCGGTCATCCGCGCCACGTCAGATTCGTCTGACGCCGACACAGGTCATGCTTGCTAACAAGCTTGGTCTGAGTAATGAGCAGTATGCCCGTGAACTTATGAAATTGGAGAGCAACTAAAATGGCTGAAAATAGACTCGCACGCGAACTCGAAAATCGGGAATCAGCGCAGCGCACAAAGACTTGGACTCCTCCCCAAACGCTTCCGGCTCCAAATCCGCAAGCAGGGTGGGTGTTTAGGTATATCCGGACTAGTACTATGGGTCAGGCCGATCCACAGAATACTTCCGCAAAATTCCGTGAAGGTTGGGAGCCTGTAAAGGCCGAAGATCATCCGGAGTTGATGCACCACACCGATCCGAATTCCAAATTTAAAGGGAACATCGAAATCGGTGGATTGTTGTTATGTAAGGCACCGGAAGAGCTAATGAAGCAGCGTGATGATTATTACGCCCAGCAAGCAAAGGCTCAGATCCAGTCCGTAGATAACAACTTCATGAGGCTGAACGATGAGCGTATGCCACTCTTCAATGAGAAGAAGACAACGGTCTCGTTCGGTAAGGGTAAATAAATTCATCTTTTTTGGAGTAATCAATGGCATATCCTACTGTTGACAAGCCGTATGGCTTGAAGCCGATCAATCTGATCGGCGGGCAGGTGTTTGCCGGTTCAACTCGCCAGCGTCGTATTGCTTCCGGTGCCGCAAGCATCGGTTACGGCGACCCGGTTCTGTTGACCACCAGCGGCACCATTACTGTCTCCACGGAAACGACTGCTCCCCCCGATGCTGGCTTTGCTGGCGTGTTTCTGGGCTGCTCGTTTGTGTCCACCGTGACGGGTCAGCCGACCTACTCGCAGGCTTGGATTTCGGGTACGGCGGTGAAGTCTGGTACGTACATTACGGCGTATGTGGCTGACGATCCGAACACCCTGTTCAAGGTTGTCGGTGTGACGGCTTCGCTTGTGGTTTCGACCACGGGCGGTTTCGTGTATGAGGATGTTGGTACCAACGTCGAGTTGGTTGCCAATACGCTTAACACGACAACTAATGACTCGCAGCAAGGCGTTCGTGTTGGTTCCGTGGCGACGACTCGTTCACTGCCAATGCGTATCGTCGATGTGGTCGAAGACACGGCGTTTGTTTCGAGCGGAACTACCTACTACCCCGAAGTCATTGTTAAGTTCAATGCCCCGTATACCACGGGTGTTTCGGGTGTCGTCGTTGGTGGTCACGCTTACAACACCCCGCTCGGCATTTAATAGGGAGTTCTAAGACATGGCTATTTCACGCGCACAATTACTTAAGGAACTCCTGCCGGGCTTGAATGCCCTGTTCGGCCTTGAGTACAAGACCTATGGCGAAGAGCACAAAGAGATCTACGAAACTGAGACCTCTGAGCGTTCTTTTGAAGAAGAGACGAAGCTGAGCGGATTCTCCGCTGCCCCGGTTAAGGCCGAAGGTGCCGCCATTGCGTATGACAACGCGCAGGAAGCTTGGACGGCTCGTTACAACCACGAGACCATCGCTCTCGGCTTCTCCATCACGGAAGAAGCGGTTGAAGACAACCTGTACGATTCGCTTTCCAAGCGATATACCAAGGCGCTTGCTCGCGCCATGGCGTACACGAAGCAGGTCAAGGCGGCGTCTGTTCTGAACAATGGCTTCTCGTCCAGCTACGCTGGTGGCGACGGTCAGGCTCTGTTCAGCGCAAACCACCCGCTTGTCTCGGGCGGTGTCAACAGCAACCGTTTGACGGCCTCGGATCTCAACGAAACCTCGTTGGAAGCGGCTGTCATTCAGATTGCTGGTTGGACGGACGAGCGTGGTCTCTTGATTGCGGCGAAGCCCGGTAAGCTCATCGTTCCCCCGGCTTTGATGTTCACTGCCAAGCGCCTCCTCGACACGGAACTCCGTGTTGCGACCGCTGACAACGACATCAACGCTCTCAAGGCGATGGGTTCGATTCCGGGTGGCTACACCGTGAACCACTTCTTGACCGACACGAACGCTTGGTTCTTGACGACC